AATGGCTTACTGTTTATTTTATCGCAAAAAAAATAACTTGGTATAATATACAATGGCTGATACTAATTCAAAAACTACATCACCGCCTGCACCTACTAATGCGCCGAATACAGATACTAATTCAAAAAGTACATCATCTCCGGCATCTACAACTGCTTCGGCTACAACTGCTTCGGATACAACTGCTTCGGCTACAACTGCTTCGGCTACAGGTACACCCCAAAAAGCATCTGGTACTGTTTCAAAAGAAGCAACTTCTACCCCAGCAGTAGACAAAACTGCCACCGTGAATAGCGAAACAACACTTTCAGACGATATAAAAAATATATATAAAAATGTTTTTACCAGTTCCAATATTATGTTGGCAGTATGGTTTTTAGCAGCTTATTTACTGACATATGTCATTATGGGAGTTGTAAGTTCTAATACAAATGGTCTTAATCAGGTGCTACTTATAATAGATACAGTCATATTAGTATGTATATTCGCATATGTATTTATGTATTATTATAGTATTCCGGAAAATAAACGCGATAGTGCTATGAAAAGTCTTGGAACAACTGCATATACCAAATTGCATGACCCATATACAGTATTGTATAGTGCTATTGCTCTGGTTGTTTTAAGTGTAATAACGTATGGTTTTCATACACTTATGTCTAATTCACTAACATCTCTATGGCTCTTAAGTACTATAGCCGGTATACTTTTTACTATTTCTGCAATAGTAGTGTTTTGCAAAGATGTATTAGGTATTTCCATTTTAGACAGTGTACTATCTGGTGATATAAAAAAAACGGATTCTACTGAAAAAAAATCTACCGAGACTACGTCGGCGTCGGATTCGGCTTCGGCTTCGGCTTCGGATTCGAAAACGACATCGCCGGCATGTGCAAAAGATGCTGCCGCTAAATCACCTACTGGAGAAGTCTTCAATGTATCAAACAATTTGTACACATATGAAGATGCTCGAGCAGTATGTAGTTCATTTGGTGCAAGATTAGCCACATATGATGAAATAGAAGATGCGTATACAAAGGGAGGTGAATGGTGTAACTATGGTTGGTCTGAAGGGCAAATGGCATTTTTTCCCACGCAAAAAACCACCTGGGATGAATTGCAGAAAAATCCCAAAGCGAAAAACAATTGTGGTCGCCCTGGCGTAAATGGTGGGTATATGGAGAACCCTTATATAAAGTTTGGTGTGAATTGTTTTGGAGAAAAACCAAAACCATCTGATAAAGACTTACAATCCATGGCTGCAAATAAGAATATACTTCACCCAAAAACAGATGAAGATTTATTGATGGAAAAGAAGGTCAACTTCTGGAAAGAGAATGCCGATAAATTACTAAGTTTGAACTCATTTAACAGAAACAAATGGTCAGTGTATTAAGGTCTAGTCGTGTGGCGTGATGCCCGAGGGCATCAAAAATCACGACTAACCCTATATGCTTGTTGTTTACCGCCTCTTTTTATGCGTTTTATTCTTTTTCACTAGTTTCTCTTTTTGGTTCTCGTCTTCGTCTTCATTGTCTGACCCCTCATGTATAGGTTCTAATAATACATTATTCAATAATGCATCATATATTTCAGGCGATATGGTTTCCATATCTGTATAGGTTGGTTCTCCATAATCTAGTTCATCCGCCATATAATTATCCATATTATGCACATGGTTATACATATGAGAACGTTGAGATACTGGTATGAGTGCTATAACAATAGGTACGCCCAGATGTTCTTTGTCTACGCATTTAGAGCGTTCTTTAATGTCTAGATGTGTGGTGTGATGCCCCTGGGCATCACGTTCCATACATCTAGCATCATGCTGGTCTGTATGGATTTTTAATCCATACGACCAGTCATTGACAAAAGACCCGAATGGTAATGCGGCTCTACCATCGTTTCCATATATAGCTTGCGTTGTAATAGATGGATATATTTCCATTTTCTTATATAATATATTATACGTGTATTTATTTTTTATATATACTTTTCAAATCTACTGATGTTTTTATTTCTCGGTTCTCCTTCAAGTGTTTCATAATATAGTCAACATGTGATTTATCTTGAATTATTTTTGCTAAAGATTGTTCTATATAAGAAAAGGTGAGTGGTGAGTATTCTTTCTTTTCAAATACTTTTAGTTTTCCATTGGTAATTTCGATTTCATTATGAGAAAGCTGATTTTCTATCATATAATTGCATATAGATACACCTAACACGTGTTTCATATCGCGTATTTGCTCAGATTTATCTTTGATTACTTTGAGTTGTTGGTCGCATACAACCCATTTTTTTACGTTTTCTACAAATGTTTTTTGCGATAATACTACTTGGGTATTTTGTGTACTTTGGTCCATTCTATATGCTATGTTTATAATACTATGTATATACATATTATTATAGGTTGTTTATTTCATTATACCGACATCTATTTAATGTCTAGCTGTGTGGTGTTATGCCCCCGGGCATCAGTCCACCCAACCAGTCATTAACGACGAACCTTTCGTGATTTGCGCATTGAACGGCGCATTGATTTAACATTAGATTTAGCGGTTTTGCCTTGGGCATAACGTTGGTTAGCATACAGCAGGAGAAGGGGGGCAATAACTTCATTCAAACCAACACCACCCTGTTGTTGCTGTTGTTGCTGGTGTTGCTGTTGCTGTTGCAATTTGTCCAATTGTTGTGAAAAGTCTTGCAGTTGTTGTTTTGATAGTTTTCCGCCGACTTTATTGAATAGGTCGAGTGGGGTTTGCCCCCCAGTTTGTACATCGTCAGCACTGTTGGGATAGGCATTGGGATCGGCATTGGGATCGGCACTGGTAAAAAAATTTCTAGCCTCACTAGCTATGGTAGCGGCCCCCGCAAGTGCAGCGGCAACTTGACCAACTACATCTGGTTGACCCAGTTGACTCGATTGACTCGATTGACTCGTTTGACTCGGTTGACTCGTTTGACCCTTTTTACCCTTTTTACCCTTTTTACCCTTTTTACCACCTACCTTCATAGACATTGGTTCAGAAGAACCAGCACCAACTGCTGAGGGAGCTAGACCTAGACCTAGACCTGTATTAGGAGAACCCGATGACACAAATGTGTCAACTGGTTTTGCTGGAACAGAAGAAGAATAATCAGAAAATCCTAAAGAACCCCCACTTTGCTTCAATTGCTGCAATTGACGCTTGACGGTATTCTTTAGTTGTTTCTTAGATTGCTTGCTATAGTTTTGAGACGAACCGCCTTGCATAGGGCTAGCACCGGGAGCCCTCATTGCAATAACATTCGTATTGGGTCCAGCGGCACGCTGGTCATTTATACCACCGTATACGCTTAATGCATGTTCAGCAGTTCCTGTACCACCACTTTGTCGTTGCCGTTGCTGTTGTTGTTTTTGTGAGCGTCTTTTTTCCATAATATGGGTATATATTACCTATACATATTTTTCTGTGGCATGCATATTGTGTTTTTTTAGCAATTTCAATAATAATATAAAATTGGCTAAAACTATAAATATGAAAACTACATTGTAAACACAAATAAGCAAAATATAAATATATAATTCATTATAAATTATTTCTACAACCGGTTTTGATATTTCTTTTAAATCTTGTTTAATATCTGATTTGTTCAAATATTCAATGCAGGTATCTCGAATAGTTTTGAATGACATATTATTATTCATATTATTATGCATATTATTTATTGTACAATACTACGAATAAATATATTTAGCTATTCATAGATATTAGAAAACTGTACAAATTGCCCTTATTGTTGCATATACATTTACAATCGTAAAATGCTGTTCTCGTTTAAAAAAAATAACAAAAATGAAAAACCAATATATAATGGAAGTAATATATAACGCAAACGATGAGTTCCCCTTTAGCAAATTAGTATTATTGAAACCGACATCTATGTCTGGCGGAAATTATTTCATAAAAATACGGCTAAATGATTATCCCGTTTATATTCAAACTCCTAAATGTAGTACTAAACAGGGAATATTGAAAGCCGGTAAAAAGTATTTTTCAGATTTAATGTTTACAAATGAACATGAAAGTTTCATACAATGGATTGAAAAACTAGAAGACTATTGTCAAAAATACATCTATGCCCATAGGACCGAATGGTTTGACACAGAATTAGAGCTACATGATATAGAGAACTCATTTGCATCATGCTGTAAATTGTATAAATCAGGCAAGTATTACATTGTAAGGTCTCAGGTGCCTACCCAAATGGGGAAATGCGTCTTAAAGATTTATAATGAAAACGAAGAGGTAATTGAACTAGAAGATATTACAGAAAAAAACGACATTATTACTATATTAGAAATACAGGGCATTAAATGTTCTGCTCGTAGTTTCCAGATTGAAATCGAAATCAAGCAGATGTTGGTATTGCCCCAAACCAATTTATTTGAAAAATGTATTTTAGTTAAATCAAAACCCCCCGTACATAGGCCTCCAGATACCGCGGAATATTTAGGAAAAACGTTGGACAATAATTCGATGCGAATAGATACATCAGACATAAAAATAAATGCAGACGGAGAACTTGCAGACGGAGAAATTGCGGAAGAACAGAAACCCCCAGAGAATGAAATGGTTTTTAGCAAAATCGATGAAGTTTCTATTGTGGAAGATGACCCAAATGAATTGAAAGAAGTTGAATTATCTTTAGATGAAATACCAGAAACTGAACAAATCCAAATAAAACATCGCAATGATGTGTATTACAAAATGTATCAAGATGCAAAACGGAAGGCTAAAATGGCTAGAGATTTAGCACTTTCTTCTTATTTAGAGGCAAAACAAATTAAAAATACTTATATGTTGGAAGATTTAGATGATAGCGATAGTGATTTAGAAGAAGACGATTTTTATAATAAATAAGCTCACCGAATACTTTTAGTAATACATATTTGGCATAGGAGGGTTTTATTCACCATCTTTTATTGTTTTGGGTTTTATAAAACATGGCAGAATAGATTGTATTTTGGATTTTGGATTTCGTATTTAATTCCTGACCGTATGGATTGAAAATCCATATGATCAGCATGATGCTAAATGTATGGAACGTGATGCCCTGGGAAATCACACCGCACATTTAGACATTAAAAAATATAAAATATAAAAACCAACGTTTACAATTATTTTCCTATAATGGAATATTGCAAAAACTGTTCCTATTTTATTTAGCAAAATTAAAATATAAAATATTTTTATCCGGCATATGTATATAAAGTATGTCTAAACTTTTTTCGACAGATAAAGTCATATTAATTGCCATTTTAGTTATATCGGTTATGTTTGTGGTATACTATTCCTCATCGAAATCCCTTATAGTTGATCGTATGGAAGATGGTAGTCAAAATGGACCCAGCCAAAGAAACCAGCCTTCGGTGAGAGAAACATCCGCTCAATTTGTCGTTAATGCTCCTCAAACCGTTCCTAGCGAAAACCCTGCCAGTGGATATGCTTCTCAACCCGTTGCTACTCCCTGCGACCTATTGCCCAATGACCAAAACAACCAATGGGCTGCCCTTAACCCCTCTTCATTGACCCAAGGTGGGATGCCCGATTTACTCCAAGCCGGACATCATATTGGTTTAGATACTATTGGCCAAACTTTGAAAAATGCCAATTTGCAATTGAGGTCCGACCCTTACATTGTAAAACAGGATGTTGGGCCATGGAACCATAGTACTATTGAACCCGATTTAGGAAGAGTTCCTCTTGAAATTGGTGTTGGCTGTCATTAATGTCTGGTTGAGTGGACTGATGCCCCGGGGCATCATAGTCCATACAACCAGCATCATGCTGACCGTATGGATTAAAAATCCATATGGTCAGCATATAGGGTAAGTCGTGATGTTTGATGCCCGATGGCATCACACCACACATCTAGTCATTAATGTCTGATTGGGTGCACTGAGAATATAGCATAAAATATAGTATCATAATTTAATATAGTCTAAATAATGATACATACACATACATTTCCAAATGGATTTAGAGTAATATCGGAAACCCCTCAGAATAGTATTCGTATAACTGCTATACAAGTATTTTGTTCCGTTGGTTCTGCTATGGAAACGGACAATACACGAGGTATATCTCATTTTATTGAGCATATGGTATTTAAAGGTACGAAAAAACTACCGTCATCCAAAGATATTTTCAACATATATGACAAAATTGGCGCATCTATTAATGCACATACCGAAAAATCATACACCAATTATGAAGTCAGATGCCACGATGATTATGTGAAAGAATGTATTATAGGGTTATCAGATATGTTATTGAACTCGGTATTTAGCCCACAAGCATTCGCAAAAGAGAAAAAAGTTGTTATAGAAGAAACCATTCGATTAGAGGATAACAATGATAGTCGTATAGCAGATATGTATGATTCTAGTATATATAGGGGGTCATCCTATGAAAATCCTATAGATACATTTTCCTACCATGGAGCAAATACACTACAACATGACCAAGTAGTGCAATTTTATAGAATGTTTTACAAACCTGCTAATATGGGGTTAAGTATTATAACACATTTACCGTTTTCCAAAATAATGGATATACTTAGCAAGTGTGAGTTTGCGACTACGCCGGTGAGTGAACCCTCCGACTGTCTACCGAAACTAATTAGTCAGTATGCCATGCAATTAAAACCGCAATATGTATTAACAACTCACAAAGGACTGAATACTATACAATTAATGGTAGGATTTAGGACATGTTCTCAATATTCACAGGATAAATATGCCATAAACTTGCTGAGTAATATGTTAGGTGGGTATATGGGGTCTAGATTATTTACTACTTTACGAGAAAAACATGGATTGACTTATGCATCGCATTGCAATACATGCTATTACAGTATTTTAGGAGATTTTTCTATATATGCAGAAACGGACCCCAAAAAAATATTCCTAAATAATGGGGACGGAAAAGGAGTTCTCCCTTTAATAATAGGTATTATTCGGGATTTGCAAAAAAACGGGATTACACAAGAAGAACTAGACATAGCAAAAACCAATTTACATGGGTCTTTCGTATTATCGGAAGAAGCAAATGAAAATGCATGTTTTTATAACGGAAGTAAACTGATGTTATACCAAGATGGTGTACAATTTACTCCCTATAACAAAAGATATGAGACGCATTATAAACATATAACCACCAGTGATATACATCATGTAATTAAACGTTATTTGGTTAAATCTAATATGACCGTATGTTTATTGGGAGAACATGTTCCTACTGTGAAAAAACTGAAACAAATATGCGAAATAATTGATTGATAATTGATTTTGTATTTTGTAAAAATATACTATTATTATAAGTAGATAGTGAGGAAAATATGCATAAATTAGATGTTTTAGCTTATATTGTGATAGGCGTAGTAATTGGAGTTAGTATTTTTATATACCTTTCGAATATAGAGGGGTTTGGTGATTTGAAATGCATTATTTCTTCGGTAGATAAAAATACATACTGTGTAAGAGACCGAAAACAATTGGACCAAGCGGCGGATTTATTAGCCAAAGTAACTGACAAATGCAAACATTTAGTAAGATATATGCAAGACACGCATGGAGACAAAGATAGTGTAAAACGGTTGGTTGCTGGATTTAATCCTAAAAAAGTAATGGAAACTTTGCCCACTAGTAAACTTACTGCATATAGTGAAAATAAGGGAGAAAAAATCGCATTTTGTTTGAACAAACAGAAGGATGATAACAGTGTTCTCATTGATGAACATACTCTTACCTTTGTAGCCATACATGAGCTTTCTCATATTTCTACAAAGTCTATTGGACATAAAAGTGAGTTTTGGGAGAACTTCCAATTTTTATTGAAATGTGCAAAAGACGCAGGTATTCACTACCCTGTAAACTACAAAGAAGAACCTAAAGAATATTGCGGAATGAAAATAACGGACAATCCATATTATGATATGTAATCATACATAATCCTATATAATCCTATATAATCCTATGATAATATATGGAACATGATGCCCATGGGCATCAGTCCATACTACTAGACATCAAATATACACAATATATATAAAATGATATTGTGTAATAACTATACAAAAAAATAACACAAAAATATATAAATATGGATGTGTATAAAGTTCATTGTTTAGATGCAAATGGCGTATTAGAAAAAATATACGTATATTCGGGGTCGAGCGACTTTAGCATGCCTGAATTGGATGCCCTAGGAGTTCCCGTTATATATACGAACCAACAAATCCATCCAGATGATTCTATACGCGTTATCAAAAACAAAATAGTCCATTCTATAGGCGAAAATGTAATATCATACAATGAATTGTATCTCTTTATGGACGTAAACAAGCGCATCAATATGATGGAGATATATCAACAGATTACGAATAATTGGAAGACTGATTTTACGAGAGAACATTTGGTCCAGTTATTGCACAATTTAAATATACCGATTGATGGAAATCAGGAAAATAAAACTACATATACATACGAGGAGGTGTTAGGTATAGTAGGCAATGAGTATGAGTATGTGGTAAAAGTACCCCTCGGGCAAAAGTTCTCTCAATACCAGGATTTCTTGTTTTCAGTGAACCCATACCATATTAATAATGACATACTATATCAACCTACTAAGAAAAATATACTGACTGTGTTTGATAATATGCTATTGCTAAATTATGGTTCTCCCGTTGACCATATTATTACTGTATGTTTTGCTGGAAATGTATTGACCCATATTCAACCCAAAAAATCCGTAGATACAATCGAGCCCGTTCTTATACAGACATATTTCCCCTTTTTGTATTTAGAGAACCATATTGAAACCGTGGAACAATTAGAAATAAACAAGGAGGACATTTTGAAATTGGCTAAATCAAAACTGGATAAAAATGCATTTGACCTTTATAAAACAGTTGATATGTTTTATAACATATTCCGGGAGAGAACTTCGGATTTGAAATACATTGAAAGAGGTATTCAATCCTTTTCTATTTTGATGAATACTCGATTAAATGCGAAACTCCCTTTGGAAATAATCTTCAAAAACATTCATACGACGGAAACCATTCCCTTTATAAAATACAATCCGGGGAGTATGCGAGAGAACCTGTATAGATTATTTGCCAATAAATTGTCTAAAAACGGCAAAAAAATACCCATTTTATCCGAACAAGAAATAATGAGGTTGTCCCGAAAAATAGGAAAAGGTAATCAGATTTCTATGGCCATAAAAATGGTTGATATATCGGAAGAAATATACATTGATTTTATGGAAACTGGTAATATACGGGTATATGGAGATTTATCCGCACCCGTTTTACCAACTGAATTGAATGAATATGTCCGCAATGCAGTAAACCCAGTTATACACACAATAAATGAGTTCTTGCAAAAGTCGGGTTATAGCTTGAAACTGTTTGTAGATTTACACGATGAACATGTGTCGGTTTTGAATATGAAATATGTGGCGAGAATGATGATTGAAGAAGAGCTAAACAATTTGCAAAAATATATCAAATGCTTATCTAGTTTATTTGTCATTTATCAACCGAATATTTCTAAAGTGGCTAAAATGGTTTTTAAAAGGGTAGAGAACTTCAAAGAAACCGATGCAAAAACCATATTTATACAATCATTGTATAACAAAACAGACAATGCGGAACTCATTATAAAAGGGATTATGGATAACTTCCAGGTAACGAACGAAGAAGCCGTCAAAATATTAGGCAAATACCTGGAAACTATTGCACAACAGCAACCTGGCGATGAGATTATTGATGTACCCGGGTTCCAAACACTGATATACAATGATAAAGAGGAGAACCACATCGTTATTGAAGTGGATAATATAGTGAATATTGAGTATATACGTATTTTGCACATGTATATCGATAGTTTTCTTCGTATTACACAACATCCTACTACTACATCTGTTGCTAAAAAAGACATAGACCACATTTGTAAATCGGCGTCCAAGTTTATTAATGTGGATAAAACCCATATTGAAAATCAAGTAGTGGCTATTGCACCGATAGCTATCGCCCCGGGGCGGGAAACTATGGCGGATGCCGAATTACCGGGAGAGGAGGGGGAAGAGGGCGATGCCGACGACATAGATTATGATGATATAGATATAGTGAATGATTTAGGAAAACCAGAAGCCGAAATATTACAAGAAGACGAAGATTTCTTCAAAGATGCCCAGCGAGAAATAATTGAAGAAGACGAGGATGATGCATTGTTTTATGGCGAAGACGACGAAGAAGAAGCCGACGAATTATTCAAAGGCGGCGGAAGAAAGAAAAAAGTCCAAAATATAATTACAAATGATGTTTTGCTAAATGATTTGATGGACGAAGGCGAGAATGCCGACGAACAAGCACCCGGTGAACCATATAGAGTGGATTTGGCTGGATTATCACTGCATAACCCGAATATATTCGAACGCCGCATGCAGAAACGCGAGCCATTCCTCTTTACCACCAAATCAGGAAAGTTCACCAATTATTCTACTCTATGTCAGAGTTCTGCGAAAAAACAGCCCATTATTTTGACGGACGAAGAAAAGGCGAAAATAGATGAGAATGATATCAAATATGGTAAGGGAGAACGCTCCTATAAACATGCCATTAAAATGGGCACGGACCCGAATAAAAAGTTTTGGTATATTTGCCCCAGATATTGGTGTTTGCAAACAAATATGGCTATGACAGAACAGGAAGTCAAAGACGGTAAATGTGGCACCAACCCATATCCCCATAATATCATACCAGATGATGCAGAGGTTGTTCCTGAGGGGGCGTATGTAATCGAGTTCAAAAGTAAAAAACACGTAAAGTCAGACGGGACTTATATTTATCATAATCCCGCAGTTCTCTCTAAAAAAACTCCCGATGGACATTGTTTACCATGTTGCTATAGTGGATGGCGGTCTGGTCTATGGGACAAAAATATGGAGACTTGTCCAGATGTGGAGCCAGATGATGCGGATGAACCGACCGATAAAGACGGTAACCCAATAGGCGATAAAAATGAGCCTAGAGCAAAACAGGCCAAGACGGATAATTATATCGTGGGTATTGACAAAATCAATATTGGCCCGGGACGGTGGGGTCTATTGCCTTTTTCAGTTCAAGCATTTTTGCGAGAAGATAATACTAAATGTGTAGCAAAAGCCGAACAGATGGAAAAGGAGAACCTCAAACCTACCGGCAAAAAATCGAAAAAAGAACCCGTGCCAGAAAAAGAACCCAAACCAGTACAGTTTAGCAAAGAAGATGTCTGTTTATTGCGATACGGAGTGGAAAAACATAATACACAGTCGTTTTTAGGCGCCGTAGCATTTATGTATGCATACAAGCAAAACCTAGAAAAAATCCCCAGTATTTCCGAAATGAAAGATATTTTGGCTAAAACAATCAATTTAGACCATTTTGTAAAAGCCTTCAATGGTTCTCTTCTCGCTATTTTTAAACCGGATAAAATAGATATAGGAGAAATAGACTACAATCACTCGTATATAACCACCAGTGAGTTTTATAAGGAAATCATAAACCAGGAGGATGAAAAACAAATGGATTTATTGGACGACGTCATTGCCGCATTCGAAAACTTTCTACGGTTTCTACGGGATGATACTATAGAGATTGATTATACGTATCTATGGGATATAGTAACCGAACCGGATGACAAACTCATGAAGGATGGATATAATTTGATTATTTTAGAAATGCCTAAAGATGATTTGCGCGACAATATACAAATTGTATGTCCCACTCATTCTTCTTCCAATGTTCTCTATAACCCTTCAAAAGACACGGTTATTGTGCTAAAACAGTCCAATAAAATGGGTACATACTACGAAATGATATGTGGTTATGCAAAGAAAGAAATAAATATAATCCGGGTATTCCGTGAGGACAATACCCCTGAGAACCTAAAGTATATTTTGCAGGTAATAAAAAACACAACAAACAAATACTGTCAACCCCTCCCCGGGTTGCCTAAACAATATAATTTCAAGAAAAATATTAGTGCAATGGAAGTGGGTAATCTATTGAAACCCGCCCATTATTTCATAGAACATCAAGTTCTCAATTACCAGAGTAAAGTAGTGGGATTAATAGTAAACAAAAGCGTGGGTGGAAATAGTGATATACCTGGTGCAAGTACTTATATACCATGTTATCCATCCTCTATCATATCAGATATATCACACAAATGGATGGATGATGATACATTATGGCATGACTATGAAACCACGCGTAATAATCTATTGAATATTCATAGAGACACAGACGGGAATGTACTATGTTATCCTAAAATGAAGTTATTGGATGATGGTATGGTAGTCGGAATTATAACGGAAACCAACCAGCTTGTTCCTATATCACCTATTTCGGAGAACATCTTTGATGATGGGCTAATTGCAGTAGATAATCATAATTATATAGTGAAAGAGGCTGCGGAAAAGGGGGCGAGTCCAAGTTCTCCAGATGTGGATGATATAAATCGTATATCCTATTTGCAATCAGATATTGCTATAACGACTTTGCATGATAATGATAGTATTAGGCAGTCCATCGTAAGTAATATCGATTTAGAAACCAGGTATTACACATTCTTCCGCAGTATTATACGAAAACTTTTAATAGAATATGATAACCGGCATATTCGCCGGGAAATACTCCATACACTGGATAATGAAGACCTTACCTACCGCGAAAAACTAGACAATATGGTGTCGATATTACATGATTTAGTAGGAACCCGGGTATTATTTGTTGATATGGATGAGAAAACGCTGGAAGGTATACAACAACAGTGCATGAATATGAGCGGGAATGGGAAAATGATTTGTTTTACTGACGATGAGAACGGGCAAGTGATGATACCGAATACCCATTTAATCGGAAGTCGTCTCTCCAATGAAAAAATATATTATGGGCGTATGGCAGATGAACTCATACGGTATACTCGTATTAAGCTATTTATGTTGAGTTCCACTGCATATTTGAATATAGGACATAGTGAATATGTAATCTATGACAATGAATTGTTATTGTTGCAAAGTCTTTTGAATGCGGACTATTTCAAAGACATCGTGGCGTTCAATGACAATACTTATTTGAAAAATATTGATTATCAAAATGCCATTCCCTTGTTCTCCCAAAAATACCAAACGCAACCAATCACTGTAGACGAACAGCGCAAATTAGATACCCCAGGTGAAGATGAGAATGTATTTAATCTCAATATGGAGTTTGTAAAAGAAAAACTGAAAAATGTGCAGGGACATCCCACGAAGAGTTTGTGGGGCAGATTGTTTTATACTAATTCCGACGAATATCGGTTTTATGCAACCCCCCGGAGTAGTTTTTATATGTTGGTGTATATTTTTAGCCAAGTAATGCGTAATTTAGGAGAACCTGCGGCGATATATACTATAGATAACATAAAGGATATTCTATTGCGAGGATATGCTCTCTATTTTGAAAAACCGGGCTATAGAGAGAAAATAATGGCTATATTGCAATTTCAGGGGAAAACCAAATTATTTAGGGGAAATGCTACATTCGAACAAGTTGTCAAAAGTGATAGCTATTATGTGACTGATTTAGATATTTGGATATTTTCCAATGCATTTTCATTGCCCATTGTATTGTTCTCATCTACTTCTATAAAATCCCTGTTTTATCAAAAAATAGATTGGGTGATTATGGGCGGAAACCCGCAAGTAGATACCTATTATTTCGTGCGTTCTCCAACCAAAGTAACGGAAATGGAATATCAATTGATTTTACCTGGAGTAAAGTTGACGGCGCCAAATATGGCGAGGTTTTATAGTTTATATCAAACGGAGGCTATACAGTCGCCCACAAAGGCACGGTCGTTGCATTTACAGTCTTTAGACGAATATTTATTGCAATATCGCATTGGTACCATGAAAAAAATGTAGATATTTGTTTTATGTGATTTTACCAAAGAGGGTGAATTATAGAAAATTGAAATATATTTAGAAAAACATTTCAATTACATACTATCATAACCAATCTGATAATATGTCGTCATATACTTCTTCTATTTATTATATCAAACCATGGCCGAGTATTCGGTGCAAGACAAAAACGTCTATTGTACACAAACGTTTGGAGCAATTCTTTGACCGTCATAGAACATATGATTATTCGGATGATAGATATACGTATATTGTTACGCGAATCTGTCATCCTACTTCGGAGAACGAATATGTGGAAATTACGTATACCCAGTTCTCCTGTATATATGACAGTCCAACCAAAGAAATTGCCATTTACAAACCAACGAAAAAAATTACAATAACGGACAACTTTAGCGAAAATAATCAGCGGAGATATCAATGTTTTGTTCAGCTATAAAGTATTTGCATGTAGACAGTTGTTTGTATAAAAAGGTAAATATAACAGGTACGTTTTTTATATAATATTTAATGTCTGGTTGAGTGGACTGATGCCCCCGGGCATCACGTTCCATACATTTAGCATGATGCTGGTCGTATGGATTTTCAATCCATACGGTCAGACATTAATGTTTTATTTATGTATTTACTATAATGAGTTATTGTAAATAATATCAAATAATAATATATATGAGTGGTTTTTTTGATACTACATCCCAGTCACAACTACAAGAGAGTACAATTAACCCAAATATAGAGGCATGTGATTTAGCAAAGAATAGAATAAAACATGAACAGTGCATGCATACTTCTAGAGAGAACCAACTAAAACTCCTAGATGAAGACATTTTAAGAATAAAGAGCGAACTAGAAACCGAGGAAGATGAAGAAGACCGTATTTCGTTAACCAACCAGCTTGAACACAAAAAACAAGAACGTATCGATATAGAAAACAAAACAGACGATGTTATTACTTCTGAATATGCAACATGTTTTAAAGAAATTAAACCAATTGATGCTGCTATACCGGAGTGTAATCGAACTGGAGGGAAGCGTTCTAGAAAAAATAAAAAATCTAAAAAGATTCAAAAAAAACGCAGACCAAACCGTTCAAAGAAACAATCTAAAAAGCATATCCGAAAAACTTTAAGACATTAATGTCTAACAATATGGATTTTTAATCCATATGGTTAGCATAATGCTGGTTGTATGAAACGTGATGCCCTGGGCATCAGTACACTCAACCAGACATTAAAACCCCATATTGTATTCATCATCACATCCAGTGGTGTCATTACCATTGAGATTGGTAATATTTGTTTTAATACTGATTTTATGTTTTCCACACGCACCGGTTTCTTCTAAGCTCTTACCTTGCAGTTTATCCAATTCATCCGATACAACTGTCGTATCTACCATAGCTTCGCCTAATGCAGCCATTTCCTGTAAATCTAAGACCACATTGAATGCATTTGTACCATAATATCCAAATTGTCCACACATTACATTAGCAGAAACACCACGCATATGGTCAAACTCGCCATGTCTAGCTGCATCCAAGAATACCGCAGTATGGACCTCAAATGTACCTTTCGCAATAGGTCCAATGTCGTCATTCAAAATACCTGACCTGAAAATACTTACCATATCCTTTGTACATGTCATTCTATCGCACAAAAGACTTACATGATGATAGTTGATGTATACACCGCCACTAAACTCCATGACATCATTCATTTCATTGTATATAATTTGTCTGGCGGCTTCAATACCTAGCACATCAAACACTTCCTTAATATCATTACTGATAGTTCTTGTATTATCAATAAAGTCCAATGCGAGTGTTTCCAAGAGGTTTGTTCCAGTGGTATCCAAAACCCACACATCTTTGCGAGCATATTTGCTTTCATCCTTTACAACCATATTTTGCAATTTGCGAGGAATAACATTGGCGATACCATTAATACCACGCAATACAATATTATTTAGCAAAGTATCTTGGAAGTTTTTCAACATATAGATTTCATCTGACTGGTCCAACGAATCAAGTACACCCTTTACCTTAATTTTGTTGCGACCTTTTGCAAACACCGAACTATTCATGCGAATACGGAATACGAGTTTATCCATATTAAAGTCGGAATAAATGCAGGTAATGTCCTTGCCGTGGTAACTGTTTTTAATAGCAAAGTGTATATCATCCGTGGTAATATTTTTATCCAATAAGATTTCGGGGTCCAATTCCATACGGATAATCCACTTTGATTTAGGCGTAGCGTCTTCTTCGTCGTCGCCATTGCATTCTTTCATCAGGTTCTCAAACTCATAGTATTGCTCCATAAGTAAACCGTCTTCTTCAATCAAACTACTTCGTTCTTTGGGATCAAAGCAGATTTTAATTGATTTCACCACATCTATTAGTTTTGTATGTTCCATCATATTTGCAAACAATATCGCCTTGTCTTTTTCGCCTTCGTCAAGTGGTTTCAAATGCACCGTCAAGGAAGGGTTTTTAGGATTTTCAGTTAATCGCAATATCTCCTCAATTCTAGGCACACCACGAGTGACATTGGACTTTGATGCAACGCCAGCTAAATGAAATGTATCGCGAAGACATAATCCATTTGCACAATCGAAATTGCGAGTTTCTTCTACTGTCAAGTCATATGCATATTTAGTGGTATTTTCAACTTCCTCAATAGATATAATTTTGTCGAACTCCAAATCCATAAATCTACCATTTCTGTCTTCCATAATGATTTGTCCATCTATCAAATTAGGAACACACATACATTTTTTCAATGTTTTATATTCAACAGTATTATCTGTATTAACCTTTTTAGCATATTCCAATGTTTTTCTAGATACTGGTAAATACTGACCTATGGCAAAACTATCGCCATTTGCTGGTATTATTTTACCATTTACTAATTGCAATAGCGATTTGGCTTTAGTGACAATAATTTCACGGCATCCTTCAGTAGTAAACTTTAACATAGTATTTGTTCCATCTTCATTAATAACTGGATGTTGAGTAACTGCCTCAATCTTTCTCCAAACGGTATTGCCTTCTTCAGTTGCACATGGTACTTCATAAATCTCCGACATTTCAGCATATGTAGTATCTTTTTCACTATTATAATTAACCATTTTAGATTTAGCAATATGATTTTTAATAAAATCTCCAATTTGCAGTTTTGATATTGATTTATCACTATTTCTTACAATAATCTCAGTTTCATATGTTACTGAGTTCAAGGTCAGCTGGGTAGTAGGTTCACCAATCGACTGACCCGCAATAACGCCAACCATTTCACCTGGATGAACCAGAGATTGTTTGTATTTCAATTCGACGGTTTCCAGCAATACAGTAAGTGCTTTGCGATTAAACCGCTTTGCAACCAAGAGGTTGCGTGGAGACAAATAGAAGAAATACATGATTTCAAAGAGGCGAGTAGGTGCGGCATAATGAGAACGCTTTAGTTTAGCGAAATATTGTTCGATAAGTTTGAATGTTTCTAAAGGAGTAATATCTACCATGGAATTGGGAGACAATCCGAGTTGACCTTGTACATTGGCAATAACATACTGGAATGCTACTGGAATGCGGACATTGTTATCATCACGGTTTCGGAATAATTTTTCCACCAAATGTTCTCTGTCTTCTATCATACGGTCGATATATTTTTTGCATATTTGTCTGCTTTCATACAATTGTTTCTTCATTCTGGTAATCGTACCCTTGCTGTATATTTCTAAAAGACCAAGTTCGCGATTACCTAATCCTGCAATATCAAAGTGCATGTAAATATCTTCCAAACTCATTCCAACAATCGGTATAGCTTGGTCTTCTACTTTCACTGTATCAATATTGTCATCGCCATATGCAAATTGGATGATTTTTCCTTTACTGTTTCGCACCGTCATATCATATTCCACTTTAATATCTTCCAAGCCCTTGATAAGACGGCGTTGGATGTAACCAGTTTGCGAGGTCTTGACTGCAGTATCAATAAGACCGATACGACCACCCATAGCATGAAAGAACAATTCCGGAGCAGTTAATCCCGAAATATAGGAGTTTTCAATGAAACCACGGGCTTTAGGCGAATCGTCAAACTTACTATAATGTGGCAGAGTACGGCTGTCGAAACCATAGGGAATACGTTTACCGTCTACGGTTTGTTGCCCTAAACAAGAAATCATTTGTGATATATTGATAAGAGTGCCTTTTGAACCAGAGTTCACAATCATCAAGAAACGGTTTTCTTTGCTGAGACTTTCGCGAGCCTTTTTACCGGATTGGTTCGTAGCTTCATTTAGCAAATTACCGACTTGTGTTTCAAACTCTACACTATTAGATGAAGCTGTATTGTTCTCGAAAACGCCTAGATGGACTTTGTTAATAAGACTTTGTACTTCCAATTTCTGCACATCAATCGCTTGTATAATTTTTTTGGCGGTTTCTTTGTCAGCAATCAAATCACTAATGCCGACACTGAATGAGCTGGTTTTCATATATTCAGTAATAATATTTTGTATATTGTCAATAAAGTTGGCGGCTGCCATATTTCCAAAGTCGTTATAGACACGATGTATCATACCTTTTGAACTACCACCCAGAACGGATTTTTCCATTTGACCACGGACATATTTACCGCGGTAGATTTCCAAGACATTATTGGAAGTTCCGTAATCTTCTTCTTCCTCAAACAGTTTTGTTTTATAAGACATTGTCATGGGTGGTAGGATTTGTGAAATAATATCGAAGTTGCTGAGTTCTTTCTTTCCTTTTAGTGCTTCCACATTTACATTTGGAAACATCATAAGCAAGTTCATTGCATCCCGGGGCGAAAACTTGATGCCGGGACGTGTAAACCGATATGAGCCTAAAAGCGAATCTTGATAAATGCCGATAATAGGCGCATTACTACTTGGACTGACAATTTGGTATGGAATAGCTGCCAAATGTCTCAATTCTGTTTCTGCCAATACATTCTGTGGCATGTGCATATTCATCTCATCTCCCGATGATATCCCCAATGTTTCCAAAAGGGCCGGACTGTATCTTAAGCAAACTCCAGATGGCTAGTCCTTCATTGTTCACCAACACCCGTTCAGTCTCTGAGTGCCTTCCATAGTCTACCGTGCGACGTTAGGAAGTAACACTGCGGATTACCCAATCCTTTACATTATTACCATTGGTTTCGGCTATTAACCGAGTTCCTCTCAACAGTTTCCTGAAGAGAGTGGTAGTAAAGGCTCTAAGGGACTTCCCGCATCAAGGTGTTTCGCTGCAATTCTATTAATGTTTGTATAAAGTTATATGCCATTTTTTTACTTTCTTCTAATGAAATACAAGAACCTCCGAAATCTGCCTTTTTACTATTTATATACACATACCAACCATATTGTATTTTATTTCGGTTTAGCGGTCTCACATATTTATCTATATTAGTAATGTCCTCAATAACAATGTCTGCGAACTTTTCGTATTTTTTGTCTTTGAAATACCTAACTACTCCATCAGATACTCTTTTTCTACTTTCTATGGTTGAACGAAATGTTTTACCACCAGTAGTCAAATTATATCCTTTGGGGAATATCGAGTTATGTATTTGTATTTCTTCTGCTTCTATTGCGTCTGCATCATTTATATCGCATGCGCGCAATAATTCCACAGTGAAATTACTAGACCCATATTTACGAATAGCATTGTTTAAATAGTGACATTGGCATTTTTTATCTGAAAATGCTTCACTAATATGTGTTTTCAATCTTCCTTCCATACCATATGGTCGGTATTTTTTATGATTGAGAATATGTGAGACCGCTTGACCTATATATACTTTTTTATTTACTAGGTTGGTAATTTTGTATATTTCACAATACCGCAAGGTATCGTCTTCTAAAATCACTTGTTTCAGATTCAGATTTGGTTCCATATTTATATTATATTTGGCAAGATAACTTTAAACTATTTTAATGTCTATATATGTGGTGTGATGCCCAGGGCATCACGTTCCATATATATAGCATCATGCTGTCGTACGGATTTTCAATCCATACGGTCAGACATTAATAAAATTGCAACTATGGAGTATCACGTTTTTAGCGCTCCATGTTTTCGACAGAGAGTTTATCGAAGTCGGCATTGTAAGGTTTTGTACAA